TATGATGATGTTATATTAGGTATGGGCGGTGTTCATTTTATGTGGGGCAAGGTTGCAGAAGGTTGGTTTTTTATATCTAAACTAGGTAAGGTAAAATACAAATCTGTGGTAAAGCATACCTATTATATGTTTGATGTAATAGAAACAGAAAACAATATTGATAGAATACAGGCTAGTGTTTCAGCAGATGACCCAACAGCAATACGATTTGCAAAATGGCTTGGCTTTGAGAATGAGGGTTTGATGAGACAATATGGTGTAGATGGCGGTGATTATTACCGCATGGCGAGGATAAAGTAATGCCTGATGGTGGATTAACAGCATTAGCCGTAGGTGGTCAGGTTCTTGGCGGTATCATGGGTTCAAAAGGAAACCAAGCTGCTGCTAGGTCTGCACAACAAGTAGCTGAATATAATGCACAGGTTGCTGAGAATGAAGCAATCCTTTTACAAAGGCAGAAGAGAGAAGAAGAGTCTGCGCTTAGAAGGCAGTCTGACAGGCTTATAAGCACCCAGAGAGTCGCTACAGCAACTTCTGGTATCAGAATGTCTGGCAGTCCATTACAGGCTATGGCAGACGCTTATTTCAATACAGAGAAAGATGCAGCTAGAATACAATACGCATCAAGCATACAGCAAATGCAAAAGGAATCAGAAGCAACTTTATCAAGGCTTGAGGGACAAGCAACAGCACAAGCATTAAGAACGCAAGCACAACAATCACTACTTGGCGGGTTTACTAGTGCTGTATCAACTTATGGGAATCTAGCGTAATGCCTAAAATACCATTATACAATCAGGGGGCAGGGCCAACACAAGGACTAGCTGCTGGTCAGCTATCGCCAAGAGCAAGTACAGCAGCCTTTACCGCACCAGGTAGAGCCTTTGCAGGGTTTCAGCAAACACTATCGCAAGCAGGAAAAGTAGCCGCTGACTTTGAACTAGCACAACAAAAGATAAATGCAGATACGCTAGAAACACAGCTTACATCTGACCTTAATGAAAAATTTTCAGAGCTAGAAAATAAACGTATAAGTGATGTGAAGGTATTTGAAACTGAATCAAAAAATATATTTGATGAGTTAAATTCACAGATTGATAATGCTGGTAGAATAAATTCAAGGTTAAAATCTACACTTAAAAACAATTTTAATGCTCGTTTTTCAGCTGCGTCTATCGGTGGTAAGCAAAATGCTTTCACAAGAGGCATTGAAAATCAGGCAGAAAGTGCTGTGCTTGGTTTAAAAGCAATATCTAAATCTATGATAACAAGCCCACAATTTTTTGAAGCTGGGTTAAACGATGCTCAAAATATATTTGAAAATCTGAAAGCATCTGGTGCAGATAGATTAGTAGAATTAAGTTTTGATCAATTCAAATCAGAAGCAATACAAGAAGATTTTGCTGTAAAGGTAAGAACATTTGATACAATAGATCAAGTAAAGTCTCAATTAGAAAACAGCACGACAGATAAAGGATTAACATCTTCACAAATCAGTGCGTATCAAACAATTGCCAATGCACAAATATCTAAAATAAGCAGTGATGCGTTTGATGTCGCTCTGACAGCCATACAAACTTCAAATATACCTTCCTCAGTAGTAGGTGATGTTATTGATAATACTTTTAATACAGGAAAAATTGAATATAACGGAGAAGTAATTGCAGATTTAACTCAAATAGGTAGAGAAAACTATCCAAATCTTCTGGCACAATTGACAAACAGAGCAGATGATGTTCTTGCTGAAAATCTAACTAATCAAAGTGTTTTGCTCAACGCTACGGATGATGTGCTTACTCAAATGCAATTTAATTCAACAAGTCCTTTGGGATTAAGTAAAGAAGAAGAGAATAATGGTAATCTTAATTTTTTAGATAATCGATTAAAAAAAATGGATGCAGCGATAGGAATAAACCCTAATGCAGTATCCGTAGAAGAAGTAGATAGAATTGTTGCAGAAACTTTAAATATTTTATTGGATGAAGATTTAATCGATGGTCAACCTTCTTATTTAAACTTTGGTGAAGACATTGGAAATAAAGCAATAACTGTACTGAACAGTGCAGAAAAATTAAAACAAAGCGTAAGAACTGCTGTTGGAAATGGTGTAGAAGTAACAAACTATTCAAATGCACTTACAAACAATCGTGGTATGTTTGTCAAAGACGGCATCTCATCAGATAATAGAGTTACAGCAGTCAATCAAACAATGGCAAAATTATCAGATGACCCCAACAAACAAGTTGATTTGCTTGCTCGTAATAATGAAACATACGGTGCTTTTACAGCAGTATTAGTAAATGGATTCAATGAAGCATTAATACCAGAATATAATCCATTAGAAGCAGGAGAAAACGACCCTGTTATGCAAGGTCTTGAGCTTTACAGATTGATGGAATTTAGAAATGAATCGATTGTAAGCAATCATTTATCTGACCCAAAAGCAAGAGCATTTTATGAAACAGTCCTTGAATTAGAGCAAAGTTTTTCAACAGAACAAGCTATAGCTACCGCAAAAAGAATTGACCTTGATATTGATATGTCTGTTCCAATGAAAAAAGTAGATGAACAGTTAGCTAAAACATCTGAAGAAATGGCAGATAAAAATTGGTATGCTTTTATTCCTTTCATGGCAGATACAAAATTTGTTCCAGAAAATATCTCAGCTATGAAAGCTGATATAAGAGATTTGGCTGAAATATTTGTTAGAACTGGAATGGAGCCAACAAAAGCAGTTGAAGCGGCTGCAAAAGATTATGGTAAAAATCACAAAAGAATAAGAGGTATGTCTATTCAGATAACTACTGATTTACCAGAAGATATTGAAGAGTTAGCAGATATAGCAGCAGAAGCTGCTATAAAAGTAATTCCAGAGGATGCCTATGAAATAGATGATTTATCTATCGCACCTGTATCAAAAGATAGAACAGATAGATTTATTGTTGTTTATTCTGGTGGTTATCCTGTTCAAGATAAGGACGGTAACTTTATTGAATACGAAGTAGGTAAACCAATCATAGGTGAACAAGTTGGGTTTATGGGTTTACAACCAACTGAAATCGATGGCAGACAAGTGTATCTAGGTAATACACTCAGAGGCATGAGAGATGCTGAACAACTATCTGAACGCACTATTCAAATGACTCGTACGATAGCGATTACTAATCTTACAAAACAATTTAAAACACTTACTGGCCCTTTTGATGGTTTGAGTGGATCAAAAGCTAGAAAATTATTTGATGAAGAAAAAGCAAAAATAAATAATACACAAACTATACCACAGAAAATAGAGCAATCACTTCCAACAGCGTTACAATATTTTAGAAAAGCATTTACCTTAGACAATAAAATTTTAGAATGGATGACTGAAAATACACCAAGTGAAGTAATTATAGATTTAGCAACAAAGGGCGGTGAGGCTGCAATGGAATTTGCTAAAGATGCAGAAATACAAGCAGCTAAATTTAGAAAACAACAGGGAATTGAGTAATGTCTGCTCAAACCATTAATATTTTCTTACAAAGATTACCAGAATATGAAGGCACAAGGTATCATAAAGATTTAAAAGGTATTGAAACTGCACCTTTAGGCATTGTTATTGGAAATCGTGACAATCAAAACATTGCAAAAAATTTAGGTATTACATTAGATAAAAATATATCTGTTAGCGATGCTGAAAAAATAGCAAGGGCAAGAGCAGAGCAAGATTTTACGGAACTTACTAGTTCTATTGGAAATAATTTTACACAATTAAAACCAGAATATCAGGCTATTGTTCTTGATGCTAAATATAATGCTGGTATATTTCCCAAACTTGCTGAAAATCTTAACAACTTCCAAACATCTCCAACCCCAGACAACAGAACCGCTGTTATAAAAGAGTCTAGGAGAGTTGTTGGTGGAAAGCCTGTAAGGGGTTTAGATAATAGGGCTTTTAAAGTTTTATTTGATTCTGGCATTGTATCATCATTAGATGACGTAAAGCCTATCCTTACACTTGCAAATACAACTGATAGACAGCCTACAGCTAAACAAGATAGAGATGATACACTTGAAAGTTTAACATTTGCAGAGTCTGTGCCTGGAACACCAATACCCAAGAAAAAACCAGAGTCTCCATTGCCAGTTGGTAGTATGCGTTTTACTGGTACATCAGAAGCACAACCAGAAGAAAGGCTACCTTCACGGTTTATTGAAACAAGACAACCAGATACACAATCGGTGCAAACCGTTACTGATTCAGAAGAGCCTTTGTCTATCATCGAAACAAGAGAAGAAAAAACCCAACAGGCTGAACCAGAGCCAGATATACAAATATTAGAGCAAAGAGCAGTAGATGAGCCAGTTATAGAAGAGCCTGATAATATTGCTTTACTAGAAAGAAATAAACAGATTCAGGAATCTAAAAATATTCCAGAAATAACACAGCCACCAGACACCTTTAAAAAACCAACAAGAGATACAAATCTTCTTACTCCATCAAGACCCATTCCAGCATCACAGATACGAGCAACAGAAAGAGCTTTTGAAGCAGAAAAGAAAACACTGAGTCTTGATATTGCAAAAAGAGTAATTGATGAAGATTGGGGTCTTTCTTATGTTTTTGAGGGAAGAGAAGAGTTCAAACCAGACCCAGATTTTGAACTAACAGAAAGTTTTGCTAAAGAATTGATAGCCGACTTACCAGAAGATTATCATGCGCCCATATTAGAAAATAGTTTTAGTGAATCACAGGCGCGATTTCAAAGACAGGAAGCATTGAAACAGTTTGCGTTTGATAAAGATATAGGCGAGTTGGGATGGAAAGGTGTTGCTTTGAGAATGGGTGCTGCTGTAGTAGACCCTTTTGCTATAGCAGTAAGTATTGCAACTGAGGGTGTAGCTGCACCTTTGATTTGGGGTAATAAATTATCTAGGCTTGGCAGAGTATTTAGAGGAGCAACAACCGCTGGTGCAACAAACGCAGCCATTGAAGCATATCTTGTAAGCCAGAATGATTTTAAAGATCCATATGATATACTATACGCAATGAGTGCTGGTATTGTTCTTGGTGGCGGTGTGGGTGCATTGGGAAGAACAGATACGTCTGACCCTATGATAAAAGCACTCAGTAGAATGGCAACACACGCAGACAATGCACAAAAGATTGAAACAACAAATGCAATTAAAGCAAACGTATTAGATGGTGATCCGAATAATGAATTATCAGTTGGTGCTGCTGTAAATCCAGATTCTTTGCCAAATCAGGTAAAAGAACTACGTTCTGATATTGATGATGTATTAGATAAAGCAGGAGAGCCAGTAGAAGCAGCGGCTACAAAATTAGGGCCAGTACCACTTAGATTTGATATGGCTGGGTATTTATTAAACAGTCCAAACAGGATAGCTAATTTTTTAGGAAGAATATTACCAGAAGACCCTGTTGGATTTAGAAAAGATAAAAATCTTGTTATACAAGAGTCAGCAGATATTTTAAAAACAAATTCTATGAAATCATCTTTTGCACGATTTTACCAAGTGTATGATACGGCTTATAAAGACTGGGCTAAAGGGCAAGGTTATGGTATTTTTAAAAGAACATTTAATGTTCCTCGCAGAGAGTTTGGAGAACTCGTTGCAGATGCTATCGAAAACCCAGATTTGCCAGTAAGCGCACCAATAAGAACAGCAGCAAATAGACAAGCAGAAATACAAAGAGATTTATTAAGAGCAGCCAAAGAAGCAGGGGTTGAAGGGTTTGAAAATGTACCTGAAAATTTAAGTTATTTTACTCATCTTTGGGATGATTTTAAATTTAGGGATGCATCAGATAAATTTTCCACAGATTCGGTAATAAATTTGCTTACACGTTCTTTGATGAAAGGAACAGAAGATTTGCAAGAAGATGCTGCTAAACAAATTGCAAAAGGAATGTATATAAAATTATCAAGAAGTGCTGCTGGTATGGATGCTGGTGCTGCTCGATTGTTTAATGCAACCGATAGAGATGTTATGAGACAAATATTAATTGATGAAGAATATATGTCTGCTGAAGATGCAGATAAGTTAATGGGTTTATTTTCACAAAAACCAGATGGAACACCAGCTAGAGCAAAACGCAGATTACGTTTTGACATGAACCATGCAGAAACTGCTGTAAATAGAAAAGGTGTTCAAGAAGTATTAAGAATCAAAGACTTACAGGACAGAGACGCAGAGCAAGTATTCACACGATATGCAGCAGAATTATCAGGCAGAAATGCACTTGCTAAAGTAGGAATAAAATCAGAAAGAAGTTTTAACAAATTACTTGATAGAAATTTAGCAGAAGCAGCAGATAGAGAAGGTAACGCTGGAAAAGCAAGAGCAGAAAAAGATAATCTGGTTGCACAAACTATCTTCAATATGATTATCAATAGACGTGCGCCATTGGCAGCTGATGCACAAGGTAATTTTGCTAGGTCAGCTAGGCTTGTTCAAGATTATAATTTTATAAGATTAATGAACCAAGTAGGTTTTGCCCAAATAGCAGAATTAGGAAATGCTCTAGCGATTGGTGGTTTTAGAGGTGTTTTGCAATCTGTGCCTTCTATAAAATCAATGTTAAAAAGAGCAAGAAATGGCGAAATAGAAGACCCAGTAATGAGAGACCTTGAAAGTGTTTCTGGTATCGGCTCAGACAGATTGACAATGCAAGCAATGAATAAAGCAGATACGATAGGTGTTTTTAGTGAGGGCAGAGGAGATTTAATAGATAAAGCATTATTCGGTGGGCAACCCCTTAAAAGAATTACGGCTGACATATCTGGAATGGCCCCAGTAACATTAGCCTTAGAAAGAATGGCAGCGCGTATTGCAGTACAAACATTAACAGATGTCGCGTTTCGTAGCAAAAAACTTTCACGAGCAAGATTGGCTGGTCTAGGTTTAAGTGAAGAAATGTCAGAAAGAGTTTTCAATCAAATTAAAAAAAATGCAATAACACAGCCTTCAACGTTGTTTAGAAATAAAAAAATAAAAGCCATAAATCTTGCACAATGGGATGACACAGAATCAAGAGATGCGTTTACAGTTGCTATTGCACGATGGACAAGAAGAAGCATACAACAAAATGACGTGGGTAATTTAAATTTATATATGACTTCTACTATGGGTCAGATACTTACACAGTTCCGCACATTTATGCTTGTATCTCATGCCAAACAATTTTTACACAACATCAAAGCTAACGATTTTAAAGCATATTCAGCAATGATGTATTCAGCAACATTTGCTGGTTTGTCTTACATGGCACAACAACAAGCAAATGCGATTGGAAGAGAAGATAAAGAAGAGTTTTTAAAAAAAAGATTATCAGCAGAATCTATAGCAAAAGCATCTTTTCAAAGAAGTTCTTGGGCTGCATTGTTTCCTGGTCTAATTGATACAGGGGCTGCTTTCTTTACTGATGACCCAGTTTTTGCATATAGAAGCACAGGGTTAGATACACAATTCATAACAGGAAACCCAACAGTCCAATTAATTAGTAAGGGTATTGGTAGCGCACAAGCTGTTTCTCGTTCCATAATAAACCCGGATTTACAATTTTCACAAGGAAATCAAAGAGCATTAAATACTATAGTTCCATTCAACAATGCTTTGGGTATTAAAAATGCTTTAAACAAGTTAGTTGATATGCGTCCAGAGAGTACAAAAGTAGAGTAGCACTTTGCTGACACATAAAAATAAGGTATAAGGATTTAAGTAGGAGTAGATATGACAGTCAGTAGCACTACAACAAAAGTCAGCTATAGTGGTGATGGCACTACCTCTGCTTTTGCCTATAGTTTCAAGATATTCCTAGATACAGAATTAAAGATTGTTATTAGAACAGATAGCACTGGTGCAGAAGTTACCAAAACAATCAACACAGATTATCTTGTAAGCAATGCTGGTGAGCAAGATGGTGGCACTGTTACGTTTAAGTTTGATACTGGTAATTCTGATGATAGTAATTACGATACAACGGACAGAAGACCACAAAGCGGTGAGACTCTTTTAATAAAACGTGTAATGACACTTACACAAAATACAGACTATACACCCAATGATAGCTTCCCAGCAGCTTCACATGAAGATGCATTAGATAAACTCACATTTATAAATCAACAGCAACAAGAAGAGTTAGACAGAACATTTAAGTTTGCAGAAACTGATACAGGTTCAATAACCATACCTACCTCAACAGAAAGGGCTAGTAAGTATCTGGGCTTTGATGGAAGTGGTGATGTTATTGCGGTGTCTGGAACAGCAGATGTAACACCAATATCCACGTTTGCTGCTACTATTGTAGATGATACGAGCGCATCTGCGGTAAGAACAACTATTGGTCTTGGTAGTTTAGCAACTCTAAATACAGTAGGCTCATCACAGATAGATGCTAATTCAGTCACAGCAAGTGAACTTAATATATCTGGCAATGGTAGTTCTGGGCAATCAATTGTTTCAGATGCAGACGGCTCTTTTAGTTATTCGACTATTTTTCCTTTTGTAGCTGGTATGGTTATTCCCTTTGCTGGGTCATCTGCCCCCACAGGGTTTTTATTGTGTGGCGGTCAAGCTGTAAGTCGCACAACTTATTCTGATTTGTTTGCAGTTGTTGGAACGACGTATGGTGTTGGTGATGGCTCGTCTACATTTAATCTACCAGACTTACAAGGTCGTGTAGTTGCTGGTAAAGATGATATGTCTGGGTCATCTGCCAATCGTTTGACTGACCAGACAGGTGGTTTAAATGGCGATACATTAGGTGATACTGGCGGTACAGAATCACATACATTAACCACTGCACAACTACCAGCGCACAGTCATGGTACAGTAGTAACTGCCGTAACTCCAAGTTTTAAAACTAACACTGGGGATGGTAGTGCGTCTGTGGTTCAAAGTATAAGTGTATCTTCGGGAGCTACAAACACAGGTTCTGGTAGCGCACACAACAACGTGCAGCCAACAATCATTCTCAACTACATTATAAAGATATAAAGCCATGACAGTTACAACAACCACAACGACAAATACATATACAGGCGATGGGTCTACCACTGCTTTTAGTTTTACCTTTGAGATATTAGAAACAACAGATATCAAGGTAATTGTTGTAACAACAGCAACAGGTGCAGAGTCTGTTAGGTCTATAGGTACAGGTAGTACAAACTATGCAGTAACTGGCACTGGTAATGTTAATGGTGGTACAGTCACTTTCGTTACTGCTCCTACGGCAAGTCAAACTGTATTCTTAATGCGTAATATGAGTTTTACACAGCCTACTAATTACAGAGTAAACGACCCATTCCCAGCAGAAACACATGAAAATGCTTTAGATAGAATGGCATTGCAAATACAGCAGATAGGAAGACGATTAGATAGAGCCTTACTTAGACCAGAATCAGATACAACATCCGGCACATTGCCACATAACATTGACCTCAAGGGTGGTGTGTTAAAATTTAATTCTAGCAGTGGTGTGCCAGAGGCAGATAGCACCCTTACATCTGTTGCAACTACATCCGTAAATGGATTGATGTCTAGCAGTGATAAGGCAAAACTAGACGGTATTGAAGCAAGTGCCACAACAGACCAGACTGCAAGTGATATAAGAACACTTGTTGAAAGTGCAAGTGATAGTAATGTATTTACAGATGCAGACCATACTAAGTTAAACGCTATAGAAGCATCTGCAACGGCTGACCAAGATGCATCTGACATAAGAGCATTAGGTTTTTTTGATACATCTAATGATGGCGCATCATCTGGATTAGATGCGGATAAATTAGATGGGCAAGAAGGTAGTCATTATTTAGATGCTGGTAATCTTACAGGCACAGTAGCAAATGCCAGGCTAGATGCACAGCTACAAGATGTGGCTGGATTAGCTGTTACAGATAGTGGGTTTATTGTAGGTGATGGGTCTAACTTTGTGCTTGAAACTGGTGCTACGGTTAGAACATCACTTGGGCTTGGTACGGCTGCTACGTTAGATACTGGCATATCAAATACAAATGTGCCTAAGTTTACGAGCGGTGTAGCAGATGATGACTTTTTGCGTGTAAATGGTACAGCAATAGAAGGACGCTCTGCTGCGGAAGTATTGTCAGACATTGGCGGTATTACAGCTAGTTCTACAGATACTCTGACAAACAAAACGATTGATGCATCACAACTATCAGGCACGGTCTTAGATGCACGATTACCAGATTCTATATCCAGCAACATAACAGGCAATGCTGCTACAGCCACGCTTGCATCTACTGCAACGGTAAGTGATAGCACAGCTAATACAAACTTTCCTGTCGTGTTTCACGATGAATCAAATGCTTTGTTAGATGATACTGGTGCATTACGATACAACCCAAGCACAGGCGAGTTACTTGTGCCAAAATTAACAGTAGCTGGAACAACAACGACTGTTGATACAGTTACAATGAACGCAGCTAATGCAATCGTGTTTGAGGGTGCTACGGCTGATGCCTTTGAGACTACGCTTACAATACAAGACCCAACTGGTTCTGATAAAACTATTACACTTCCAAATGCCACAGGCACTATTCTGTTAGTTGATGGAGATGGCTCTAGTCTTACTAGCGTAAACGCTACCACCCTTGATAGCGTAGACAGCACATCATTCCTACGCAGTGATGCGGATGATGTAAAAACAAGTGGAAATTTAAGATTTAACGATAGCGTAAAAGCAACATTTGGAACAACAGATGATGATTTACAAATATTTCACTCAGGTACAAACTCATTTATTCAAGATTTAGGAACAGGAAATCTTTATATTACGAGCAATGGTACGCAGATTTTATTAAGAAACACAGCAGATAACGAAGATTTAGCTAAGTTTATTAATGGTGGCGCAGTGGAACTATACCATGACAATAGCAAGAAGCTAGAGACTACATCAAGCGGTGCGACAGTAACAGGGGTGCTTACTGCTGATGGCTTAGACTTAGGTGATAGTGAGAAAATACGACTAGGTGCTTCACAGGATTTAGAGATATTTCACGATGGTTCTAATAGTTTTATTAAAGATACTGGTACTGGTGATTTAGTAATAGAAGCAACGCATCTTAGATTTAGGGCGGCTAATGGTGAAACATACTTTCTTGGAACAGCTAATGGTGCAGTAGAACTTTACTACGACAACAGTAAAAAGATTGAAACTACATCTACTGGTGCGACAATCACAGGCACAGCTAAAGCTACCACAGCATTTCAAGTTGATGGTGCATCTTCTGGAAGCGGATTATTCGGTGCGTCAGGTTCATCTGGTGGCGCAAAAATTAATGCCAGTGCAGGAAGTGACGCTACAACTTTTATAGATTTTGATGCTCCTGATATTAGTGCTAGTGGGGGTGATATATTTTATAGGTTTGGACGAGGTACTACAGAAGCCACTGATGAATTAAGTGCATTAGTTTTTTATGCACATGATAATGGTAATAATCCTGTTTTCCAAGTTACAACAAACTCTGATCTAACATTAACTTCTTACGATGCTGGTGCTACAGAAAACCCCACACTAGATTTATACAGAAACAGTGCAAGTCCTGCCACAAATGATAAACTTGGTCATATCAATTTTAGTGGTGAAAATGATGCTGATGAGAAAATCGTATATGGAGAAGTGGAGGGTCAAACTACATCAGCCGCAGATGGTAATGAGTACGGTGCTGTTAATATAAGTGCAATGATAAATGGCACATTCACACAACATTACAGTGCTATTTTTGGAGAAAATAGATTCAGTAGAAACATTCGCTTAAATACTGGAATTAATTTATTGTTTGAGGGGGCTACGAATAATAACAACGAAACGACCCTGACTGTCACCGACCCCACAGCAGACCGCACCATAACATTACCTGATAGCACAGGCACTGTTCAATTAACTAGTTCATCAGACAGACGTTTAAAGAAAAACATAGAACCAGCATCATCTGCATCTCAGAAAATAGATGATATCAATGTCTATCAATTCGACTGGATAGAAGATAACAAGCATGAAGATTTCGGTGTCGTAGCACAGGAGATGCAAGAGGTATTTCCTGACTGTGTAGCAGTACAAGACCCAGAGACAGGCTATCTTGGAATAGATTACAGCAAGCTCGTTCCTGTGTTGTTAAAAGAATTAAAAGATTTAAGGGCAAGAGTTGCTGATTTAGAGAATAAAGATGGATAAGTTAACAGCACATGAAATGATTTGTGAAGAACGCTACAAAGGTCTAGTTGAGAAATTAGAGGACATGAACAAGCGTATGTGGCGGTTAGAAGGATTGACGATGGTATCAACAATAGCGGTGGTAGGAGCAGCTGTAACAGTGGTTACGTTGATAGTGTAATGGTTGACCCAATTTCAGCAATGGCAATCGCTGGTACTGCTTTTAATGCTTTAAAAAAAGGTGTATCCATTGGTAGAGACATCGAGAGCATGGGCAAAGACCTCTCTCGATGGATGTCTGCTGTATCTGATGTAGATAGAGCGCATCATGAGGCAAAAAACCCACCTATATTTAAAAAACTATTTAATGGTGCATCTGTTGAGCAAGAAGCTATAGAGTTATTTACTCAGAAGAAACAACTTGAAAATCAAAGAGATGAATTGCGTAAGTTAATATCTTCTATGTGTGGGCCTAGTGCTTGGCAAGAACTCATTCGTATGGAAAAAGATATTAGGCAACAACGCAAAGAAACTATTTACAAGCAACGTGAAGCTCGTAAACATTTCATGGAAGCAATAGCAATTATATTTTTAGGAATAACTATTGTAGGTTTCTTTGTCTTAATACTTTATCTTTGGCATAACAAAGGCTAGACATGATACAAAAGAAATTAGAAAAAGATAGTAAATACAGTTACTTAGATGTAGATGGTGACGGTATAGTTGATGATGATGAAATGCGTTTACATGACATGGAGATGCAAGACAGAAAAGAAAATGCACAACTCCGCAAACTAACAGCACAAAGACGCATGGCAACAGCCGTGTTATGTTTTATGGCTGTATATACTTTGTTAATGTTTGCGCCTTTTGTTCCTGATACACGTATCAAACTACTTACTGATTTGTCAAACTTGCTGTATATAACAGGCGGTGGTATAGTAGGAGCATACATGGGTGTTAGCGCATGGCTGAGTAAAAAATGATAGAAATACACCACAATGCAGAGATAGCGTGGGTGCTTGTGGTAGCAGTGTGGGGTAACAACGGTATAGATTGGCATCCTATTGGTCAGATGGTATTGCAACAACCTATGTTAGAACAGCAATGTAATTGGTTAGCAAGAGATGAAATGTGGGAACAATTTTATGGTAACCAATATTACAAAATGACTGCTCAATGTTATCCAGAGGAGTAGCAAATGATACAAGCATTGATAGGGCCAGTAACAGGATTATTAGATAAGTTTGTTGAGGACAAAGACCAGAAGAACGCACTTGCCCATGAAATCGCCACACTTGCAGAAAAACAAGCGCACGAAGCGCAACTCGCCCAAGTCGAAGTCAACAAAGCAGAAGCCCAGCACAGGTCAATATTTGTTGCTGGATGGCGTCCCTTTACAGGATGGGTCACTGCGTTCGCGCTTGCGTACCACTTTATCATTACTCCGTTTATTCTTTTCGCAACTGCGATTGCTGGTATTGAAATACCTGAACTACCTAGCTTCGACATGGAAACCTTAACAACTATTCTTCTTGGAATGTTAGGTCTTGGTGGTATGCGTAGCTTCGAGAAGTTTAAAGGAGTATCTAAATGAGAAAGTTTGCCAAAGTTGCTAAGACAAAAAAAGGTGTGCCAAAGAAATATGTTAAGGGTGCAAAGAACCCTAAGAAAAGAGAAGCAGAGATAAAGCGTACCTCAAAGTTATATAGACAGGGTAAACTTACACCGGCTATGATGGATAGAATCAGTAAGCAGAGGAGCAAAGGATGAGCAAAGCAGCCGTTGTAGCAAAGTATTCTAAGTCATCTGGTATATCTAAAGGCACGTTAGGTAAGGTATATCAAAGAGGATTAGGTGCATATTATTCTAGCGGTAGCAGACCCAAAGTATCAGCACATCAGTGGGCAGCTGGGCGTGTTCGCTCATTTGCAACAGGCAAGGGTGGCGCACGTAAAGCAGATGCAGATTTAATCAGAGGCGGTAAAAAGAAAAAGGCAAAAAAGAAATGATGACAAGACAGCAAAAGGCAAAGGTCAAAAAGGTAGCTTCTGGCTTGCGTAAGGCATCACGTTCTCATGCAGGGCAAGCTAAATCACTTACATCTATGTTAAAGAAAAAGGGAAAGAAATAATGC